TAAAATCGGTCAGTTTGACGGTGGAACCACCGTTACTGTGGCGTAAAGGAGATAACCACAAATGGCTAGCAGCATAATCAACCGCCACTCAACCTTGGCAACAGACCCGTTACGCTCGTTTCGGTTTTTTGCTCAGTTTGAGGCAGCTAAAGAAGGTGGCGTGTTTAATAACAAACTCGTTACTTGGTCAGGCGGCTTTAGCAACATCAGTGGTTTGAGCGTTAATACTCAGGCCATCCAATACCGTGAAGGCGGTTACAACACCACAGTACACCAGGTACCTGGCATGACTACCTTTACACCAATCACATTACAGCGTGGAGTTCTTGACGGAAACGACCAAGCAATCACATGGATGCGCGGCTTATTTGCTGCGTCAGCTGGTGAAGGTCTTGCTGTTTCTACAGGCAAAGGCTTCCGCGTAAACATTAAGGTCTTTGTTGCAGACCATCCAAACTCTGGACCAACAGACATTCAGAGATACAAGATGGGCTTCAAGATTCATAACGCTTGGATTACTGCGCTAAACTATACAGACCTTAACGCAGCAGACGGAGCAATCTTGTTTGAGTCAATGACTCTTGTTCACGAAGGACTATCAGTGTTCTTTACTGACGACGATGGCAAAGACCCAGCAGGACTTATTTCGTAATTAAAACTACCTTTAGGAGTATAAATCGTGCCAGACATTATTACCGATGCAGAACTTGTAAATAAATTTGCAGCTAAGGCGATGGAGGAGCCTGCGCCTGTTATTAAGACGCGGGCCCCTTCAGAGTCAGAAGTATCTTTGCCAGGTGGCTTTGTAGAAGCCAACGGTGAAGTAGTAAAGACAGTCGAAGTAAGGGAACTTACTGGAGCTGATGAAGAAGCAGTTGCTAAAGCTGGTTCTTCAGGCAAGGCACTAGATGTGCTATTGCAAAGAGGTCTAGCAAAGATTGGGTCAAGGTCTGTAGAAAAAGAAGACCTAAACGCATTACTTGCAGGAGACCGTGACGCAATCCTTTTAGGTATTAGAAGGGTTACGTTTGGAGATGATATGGAAGTTGGCTTCCGTTGCCGCACCTGCGGTGAAGAACAAAGAGCCGTATTGTTTCTAACTAAAGATGTGCCAGTTGTTTCTCTAGAAGACCGTGTCCAAGAGGGCACTTTTGAAATTGAAACAAAGAAAGGCACAGCTGTTGTTGCTTTACCTAATGGAATTACACAACGTAAGTTGATGGAAAACATTGATAAGACAACCGCAGAAATTAATACGCTATTACTATCTGGATGCATTGTTTCACTAAACGGCTCACCATCTTCTGGAGCTTCTACTGCCCTATCACTAGGTATGGCAGACAGAACCAAAATCGTTGATGAAATTATCAAACGTAACCCAGGCCCACGCCTAGGGGAGGTGAAGAAGGCTTGTCAGGCATGCGGCGAAGATATTCTTCTGCCGTTAAGCTTGCTTGATTTGTTTCGCCTTTAGCGAAGCAGATTACGAAAGTCTTCTAGACCAATACGAAATCTTAACTAGGACTTTCGTTGGTTGGACACTTACAGAAATTCGTGGGCTCTCACCTAGAGAGCGCATGAACTGGTTAGAGCGGTCAAAAAGGACACGATAGTAAATGGATTCTAAACAGAGCCTGAACCTCGGTGGTTCATCACATAGTGGTGCCGCCGCCTCAAACATGCAAAGGTTTGAGTCAGCTGCTCGAGGCGCACATACAAACTTGCTACAAATGGCAAGCACGCTTCAGAGCAGAGTTTTGCCATCCCTTGCTTCAGCTGAAGCAATGCTTAATCGTTTTGGCAGCAGGGCTCGTAATGCTTTTTCTGGTATAGGTGGCGGCGGTAGTTCTAATACCGTAATGGCTCAGCCAACTTTTTCAAACCCTGGTAACACTACAACTCCTGGCGGACCTACCCCACCATCTGGTGGCGGAGGTGGCGGTGGAGGCGGCACAGCGCCTGCGGCTGGTGGTCAGGGGCCAAGAAGCAATTCAGTATTTCAACAACCTAGTGGTAACACTGCTGGAACAATTGCAGCAGCTGCAGTTACCGCTGGTGGTCTTGCCATGCCTACGACTGATGAAGCGTTTAGGATGCAGCTTTATACCGCACGCGGCAGTTTGGTTTTTGGTCCTTCATATGGAAGAGCTGGTGGCGGATACAACGGTGTAGGTCAATTTGTTGGTGGCGATGATTCTCGCAGAGCAAGTTCTTACAACGACACAAGAGATTTATTAAACCGCATGGCAAAAGGCGGAACTGTAAAAGATGAATTTGATGCCGCACGTTCTTTGCAAGTTATGCGACAAAGCGGTTTGTATGGAGGCTCTGCAGCTAACGCAGCAAACCTTGCTATGGGTGCCTCTCAAATGTCAAACTTAACTCCAGGTATTGGTGTTGAAGGCGCTATGCAAGCGCAAGGAGCCGTTCAAAGAGGACGCTCTGTAAATATGTTAAGAGCTGTTGGTATCCGTATTCGCGATGACCAAGGCAATATGAAACCTCTTCCACAAATTATTGACGAACTGTGGATGAAGCTTGAAAGAGAAAAACGTAAAAATGGTGGAAGTGGAAGCACGCTAAGAGACGTGCAAATATCTTTGCAACCTGGTAACGCTCTTGCAACTATGTTAGATAACCTGTTTGGCAATGACCCATACTTAAGAGCCCAGGTTGAAGACGGTCTTTTGTTTAAAGCTCAAAGTGGTGGCATGAGTATGAGCGACCCAAGAGCTAAAAAGAAAATGGAACAATTAAACTTTACAACTTTTGCTGCAAGTATGCAGAGCCAAAGAACAGCCCAGGCTGCTGAGTTCATATCAAGAACCGCACCTATGATGGCGGATTCAAAGGGAAGAGCAGACCAAATTCTTTCTTACATCAGTGGCTTCTTTACAGAGGTTGAAAAGTTTACTGGATTTATTTCTACACTTGGTTCTACCAAAGGTTTCTTTGAAACCCTTGGCGGCGGCGGCAGAGGTGGTATTGCTGGATTCTTTGCATCACTAATTCCTAATCCAATAGCCTCAGCTATATCAGGCATATTTAAAGCTGACGGTGGACCTGTTGATGAAAAGCGTCCCTATATTGTGGGAGAGCGCGGACCCGAACTCTTTGTTCCTGCAGAAGATGGCGTAATCATATCTAATGATGATTTAAAGAATTACCCGTTCCGACACACTGGTGGAGTTGTACATGGTTCAAAGAAAGGCCAAATTGAACTAAACGATAAGTCTTCTAATGAAGACTTTGCTAAAGCAATGCTTATGCATTTGAACGCTCCTTTAACAAAGGATGCTATTGATGCATTAAAGATATGGCAAAACTTTGAGGGTGGACATTTCCAAAACTCTGCAAAATATAATCCATTAAACACCACACATAACAAATACTCTAATAAGTCTATGAACCATGTTGGAGTTAAGGTCTATGACAGCTGGGATGATGGACTACACGCAACTATTGAAACGCTTACTGGTGCAAGAGCTGGAGCTAGAGGCTACGCCGATATTGTAAAGGCTCTTCAATCTGGAGCTAGTAAAGAAGAAATTCTTGCTGCAATTAATAACTCTGCGTGGGTTACGGGCAAGACGGGCGAGAACCCATATAAGTTTGGTAAAAATCAATCGGCATCTGATTGGGCTGGCTTCTCTGGCATGTCTCCAAAAGATGGTGGTTTGATTTCTGGCACAGACAGATGGGGCGGATTCTTTGATGAGTTTACAAAAGGTTTTTGGGATAGCTCAAAGAAGATGCAGCAACAGGCTGCGCAACAAGGCGCTCAAACATCTAACAACTACAACATGGGCGGAGTTACCATTAAGGTAGATGGTTCTTCTTCTAGCCCATTGGGATTAGCTGAAGCTCTTAAAAAGATTCTTTCAGATAAAGACTTATTCAAACAGGTAGCGGGGTCATAACATGCCACTTCCATTAGCCGTTCCTTTAGCTCTTGGTGCTATTCGTGTAGGCACTGCTGTTATTGCACGTTCTAGAGCAGTAAGTTCTGCAAAGATTGCAGTAAACGTTGCTACTAAATCAAAAGCTGGTGGCACAGTAAAAACTGTTGTTAATAAAACAGTTAAGAATCCGTCAGTTAAAACTGTAAGCGTTAGCGCTAAGGCAGCAAAGACAGGTAAGGCAGCAACAGCTGTAGCCGCACCATCACTTGTAACTAGAGTTTTAGGTTTTACTAGAGCTGCTGGACCAACAGCTGGTCCTGTGGGAACTGGGCTCTCTGCTCTTGCTGGTAGTGCTGCTTGGTATTTAACTAATAAAAATAAGAATAAAAAAGCTGGGTTAGGAAATAGACCTCTTGGTCAAGGAAGTAAAAAGGGCGGTAAAGGAAAAGACAGCGCCTCTGGAACTCCTCCTACCCCACCAACACCTACACCAAACAACTTTAAATTTAACTTGCCGCCACATAGCTGGAGTCTTCCAGTAAGACCTCAGGTAGTTGTGCCTGGCGTTACCGCTGGTTCAGACAACGGATTAATAAAGCACGGACTTAGAAGAGGAAGACTTTGGTTTTTTGATAACGCGGGAATCATGTCTACCTATAACTATGATACAGGTGAGGTAGAAAGCTCTAGAGACAAAGCGGCAAAAAGACTTGAAGACGGACAATACAAGGGCTCTCAAAGTGCTATAACCCTTTCTAAAACTATGTACAACTATGGGTTTCAGTTTTTATGGAACCCAGAAACAATTGCTCTTAGTGTAAATAGAAACATGGACGTTACCCCAACGGCTGCAGACGTCTATACATCTGTGTCTGGAGCATTTCCTGGACAGGAAAGTATTTCTTTTACAGTAATCTTAGATAGAACAAATGACATGGCCTGTATAAGAAGTAAATCTATTGCTGACACTGGCACTCCTTTGAGTACCTTAAACAACATTGCTTGGAAAGAGTTTACATCTTATTACAATAGCGGTAAGCACCCGTTAGCTAATAATGAGCCGAGTATAGAGTCGCAGATTGAAGAGCTCTCACGCATAGGAACTATGCACGATATTGAGTACCTATTAAAAGCTATAAACGGAGATGGTGTAAGTGTTCAAAATCAACCTGGTGGGTGGAAAAACCTTTTAGGAAAATCTACAGCTGATATTGGCTACCTTCAACCTACACTCCTAGCTTTTGAATTTGGAGGGGACCCAGTAGACCCAACAAATCAAAGTGCTCTTTCATACGTAGGTTGGATTAGTTCTTTATCTATTAACCACACCGCATTTACGGAGGGCATGGTGCCGATTAGAAGTACCGTATCAATTGCCTTTGACTGTTTTGCTGGTTCAGCAATGGTATAGGAGTAAACATGTCTATATATGCAGGCTCTCGTTACGAATACTCAACTATAGATTTTTTCTCTGTTGTGCCTGGAGAATCTGAAAACCCAACAGTTTTTTATGAGTTTGATGACCTTGGGCTTACCTCTTTTCAAAATCATATGTATTTGTCTGGTGAACGTCTTGACCAGCTAGCTTACAGATATTACAGCAGACCTGAGCTGTGGTGGGTTATTGCTGAATACAATCCGCAAATCAATGACCACGACAACATACCTAATGGAACTATATTAAGGATACCTAGTGTCTAATTACGTATCTGTTACATTTCCTAACGCATCTATTGACCCTACTTACGTATACTCATTAACCTTGCAACAAAAGTTTTATGAACATGAAGTTCTTTCTATGACATTTAAAGATTGGGCATACTCTTTTGACAATGTTAAACCAGGTACTCCTGTTGAAATACAAATGCGTTCTGCAAAAGATAGTAGAGAGTTTTATGGGTACGTTCACCACGTAGAAGCAGATAAAACTCCTGGAAGAGACTTTGCTACAGTTCACTGTGTTGGCGGGTCTTTTCCTTTAAAACAGTCTAGCCAATTGTCATACAAAAACGTAACTGCGAACATGGTTGTAGAAGAGATAGCAAACAAGCATGGGCTTGTCGCAATTGCTGACCCTCATCCAAGACTGTTTCCACAGATAGCTCACCCTGGACTTACTGACTGGCAGATGTTAGTAAAACTTGCAAAACAAGTTGGGTGGGGGTTGCGCACTGAAAACACAGAAGTATACTTTCAGCCTTTATTAGAAGACTATAAAACATATAGAGCTCAAGCACCTAGATTTTTTCAAAGACCAGTTGGTCATGGGTTTGGCGGTATATATAGTTTTAATCCCGTTGTTGGTGACTCTATAAATTATGACGGAGATGTCAAAGCAGCAGTTGCTGTTGCTGGCGTAGACAAAACTACAAAATCAGCAGTGAAGTCTGCTAAACAAAAAAGACGTAAAGTTACTAGACGAAGCTCTCAAGATGAGTTCTTTGATAGGTACAACACGGACGCTGTTGCTCCAAGCCTTGAAATAATGGAGTATGAGGCTGAAGCAGCTGAACTTAGAAACGCATTTCCGTATAGAGCAACTGTAAAAGTAATTGGACAGACTAGATTAAGACCAGGCATGCCTGTATTTTTAGGCAACCTTGGAAAAGATTATTCTGGTTTTTGGACAGTACTAGGAACCGAACACCATTACGAAGAGACTCAAACAAAGGTATACACCTATACAACAACCCTTACGGTTGGTACAGATTCCCTTGGGGGAGCAGTTCGTTGGGAAGACGGACAGACTATAGACGCTCCTGAGGCAGCTCCAAAAAGAGTTGTTGTTCCAGGCAAACGCCAAACTAAAAAACGACCAAAAACAAAATTAGTTAGAACTGGTATAAAGGTCGGACCTCAAACAAAAGGCAGTTTTGGAAAAATTAAAAATAGGCCTAAGATAGTTACTGCTAAAAATAGCACAGCTGTTTGGAAGACTGGTTCTAAAAACCTTTCTAAATCAAAAGCGCCTACTACAGAAAAAAGGCGTTCACCAGCGGTAACAGCTAGAGTGCAGAGAGCCGCAGCGAGGACCAGATGAAAAACTATAACGAAAAGTTTTTTGGAATCTACGAAGGAATATGTTCAGACGTAGATGACCCAGACAAAGAAAACAGGATTAAGCTGCAAGTCCCACAGGTTCTTGGAGATGATATTACTGAGTGGGCTAGGCCCTGCCTGCCTGTTACATCTAACAGCAATCACCCAGACCATAAAAAACATTTAGCGTCTGAGGTTGCAGCCTTGTTACAGGCCCATGCCAACCACTCAGAGACTATTGGCACTACCTCAAACGGTGTGCCTGGGGTTACTGGGGGCGGTTCACATAGCCACTCCATAACTATTAACCTAGCTCATACTAATAACCACACAGGTAAGACTCCAGATACAACCTACTACCTAGACCATCCGCACGAAACCGACCCTGATGAAGATAACAAGCACAACGACGACCAGGAAATAACTACAGACCAACCTCACCACACGCCACATAGACTTGTCCCAAAAATTGGGCAAAAGGTATGGGTTATGTTTATAGGTGGGGACCCTAATTTTCCAGTATGGATGGGAGTTGAACTTTAATGGAAACACCAGCAGCAATATCTTTGCCGTTCTCATTTAACTCTAACGGCTCTTTGACTGTTTCTACAGACCCAAAGAAAATTTGGCAGGACCGAGTAACAATTGCGGTCATGACCTACTTTGGGGAAAGGGTTATGCGACCTAACTATGGAAGCGGTGCAAAGGGTGCCGTTTTTGAAAATGCGGATGCTGCTGCGGCCGTTGTTAATGAGGCTGTAAGCAAAGCTTTTTCTGTTTGGCTATCCCCACTTAAACTTACAAATATTAAATATAGGTATGAGGGCAACCAAATTGATACCTTTGAAATCTTTTATACTTACGGCGGCGGGAGTATATCGGAGAGTGTAACTATCAATACTGCTATCCTAAGCAGAGCCGCGGAACAGGTACTGGAGGTTAGATAATGGCAGAAGAAAACTATATCCCGCAGGTTGACTATACCTCTAGGGATTACGCAGCTTTAAGGGAAGACCTAATTGATTTAATTCCCTTCTACGCCCCACAGTGGACTAACAGAGACCCATCTGACTTTGGCATGGCCATCTTAGAACTTTTTGCTTATGTTGCTGATGGTTTACAGTTCTACATTGACCGAACTGCAAACGAGTCATTTATTGATACTGCCAGCCAACGTGAAAGCGTCCTGCAAATTGCTAAGCTTTTGGGTTACACCCCAACTAAAACAACACCGTCTACTGTTCTTCTTACGTTCCAAAATTCCACAGCAAGTATTATTACTGTGCCTGCAAAAACTAAAGTTGCAGCTAACGTAACAAATAATGGAGTTGTTACTCAAGTAATATTTGAGACAGACTCTGCAGTAACTGTTCCAGCTAAAGCTGGAGGAAACAATGGTTCTGCCACAGTTATAGCAACACAGGGTGAGACTGTATACGATGAAGTCATTGGAACGTCTGATGGCACTGCAAATCAAGAGTTTGAGCTATCTGAAACCCCAGTTGTTAATGGAAGTATAAACATAAATGTAAACGGAGTTATATACACTGAAGTTCCATACCTTGTTGACTACAGCGGATATGACCCCGTGTTCTCAACCTACACTAACTCTGAAAAAACTACGTTTATTAAATTTGGAGATAGCATCAGTGGGCGCATCCCGCTAAACGGAGTTCAAATGACCGCTACCTATAGAGTGGGTGGAGGACTTCTAGGAAACATTCCTGCTAATACAATTAAATTTATTAAAACAAATGCTGTTGCTGGACTAACAGTAAACAACCAAGACGTAGGTCTTGTATCTGGAGCAGCGGCTGGCGGAGCTGATGAGGAAGCCACAGACTCTATTAGAGTAAACGCTCCTAAATCTATTAGGGCTTTGAACCGCGCTGTGTCTCTTTCGGACTACGCCTCGCTTGTTATTCAAGTTGCTGGTGTAGCTAAAGCAATATCTGTGGCAGATGTATATAGCAACGTAAACGTGTACTTTGCTCCTTACGGAGATAGCGGGTTACAAAGCGACGGGGTTACCTCATCACTTGTCTTTAATAATTTAAAAACTGAAATTGAAGAATACCTAGTTGATAAAATCCCTGCTGGAACAACCGTAACTTTGCAGCCTCCTTCATATGTTCCAGTAACTGTTTTGGGAAGCATTATTGTTCTTCCTACCTACAGACAAGACCAAGTAAAGGCAGCTGTTGAATCCGCTGTAAAAGAACTGTTTGAGTTTGACAACGTAGTGTTTAATGATTACATCGGTTACACAGATGTATTAAAAACTATGGACTCAGTTGAAGGCGTTAGCCGCGCTAACTTACAAAAACTAGTAAGAACAGCTAATGACCAAACATTTACTGTTAGCAACAAGGCGTATACAAGCACCACAGGAACTCTAACAACTTCTGTAAACCACAACATTACGGTTGGTCAAATTATCAGCGTTTCTGGTGTGGACAGCACCTTTAATGGCGTATATAGAATAACTGGTAAAACTAATAACACGGTTACCTTTGAGCTTATTACAGGGGGTACGCTGTCAACTACCGCCGCTGTTGGTTCAATTACTGTATACGAAGTTAACGATATTGAATGCGGTAAGAGTGAGTTACCTCAACTATCGGCCTTAACAGTCGCTGCTTCTGGAGGTATTGTTATCTAATGGCACGTTATGGTCTTGATTACTATAGCTCTAAAGATTTTCCTTTAAGCTATTACGGTCCCGACTCTCCAATAAGTTTTGTTGCAGAAGATTTCAATGCTCAATCTGTGGGGTACGGAGAACTTAACCTAACTTGGATTACCCCTACTGGAGCCTGGGCAAAACTTAAAATTGTTAAAAATAAATACGGCTACCCAATTAACGTAAACGATGGTCAAACTATTTTTGATACCACTAGAGGTAACGACCCTCAGTTTTACATAGATATTAATAAACCTACGGAACCTAAAGTGTTTTATTATTCTCTTTTTGTATTTGAAACCACTCAGCTGTCTTGGGTTTTAGCTGGACGTACAACAGGACTATCTGTTTATAACTACGGAACAAGGACACGTTTATACGACTACGTACCAGACGTAATGAAGCTAGTGTCTCCTTATTCCGCTGGCTCAGGCACAGACAACAAAGACCTAAAAGACTTCTTATCTGTATTTGGATTTAAGTTTGATTATATAAAGTCTTTAGCTCAACTTTCTAAAGAAAAATACGACACTGAAAAAACTGTGGGGGTTCTTATTCCACCACTACTTAGTCAGTTTGGTATCGCTTATGAACCTGAAATTGGTTTTGAACGCTCACGCGTACTTCTTAGAGATGTACTTTTGATTGAAAAAACCAAAGGTAGCCGCGACGGTTTAAAGAGTTATATAAAAGGGTTTACAGGTTGGGGAGTTCCTCAGCCAGACGCCACTACCCCTAACCCTTCTACAGAGGGCATAACCGTCAGTCATAACATCATGCTTGACTACAACGACTCGTCTTTTGAAGAGGGTGTTGGTCACTGGACCTCTCCAAACTCTTCTGCTCTTCTTTCTCAAATAGCGAAAAAAGAAATAACGCAACTCTCCATTACAAGCAACATCGCTAGATTAAAAATAGGCTCACACGGCTATGGCGTTGGCCAAGAAATTTTTATTTTTAATTGTCCTTATCCTATTTTTAACAGCACAGTATTAACAAAAACTATTACGTCTGTGGACTCAGACTCGGTGTATTTTGCTTTAACTGCTGGAGACTTATCATTAAGAAGCGCTTACAACTTTTCTATTGAAGAGTTTCCTTACATAGTTCCTAAACCAGAACCTTGGGTGGAAAACACAACACCTGCTTTATTTCCAAATAAAAGAAAGGGAGTCTTAGCTATTAAAAATGCTAACGCAACTAACCCTTCTGAAATTTTTATATCCTGTGGAGATGCTAAACCTGTAACTTTAGGTATACCTGTAAAAACTGGGTTTCAATATACTTTTAGTGGTTACACTGCTTCTAGCGGAACTGGTCGTTCTGTTCAGGCTGCAATTAAGTGGTACGACAGATTTGGTGCTCTAATGTCTACCACAACTGGAACTGGGGTTACTAACTCAACGGGCTCTTTTAGTGCTAGACCATTTGTAACTGATAGGGCACCAACACGTCTATTCTTAAACGCTATTACAAAACCTGGAAGTGGTTACGCAAACGGTTCATATACAAATGTTCCTTTAGTGTATGTTTCTGGAAAACAACCAACCATTACCCCATTAGCAAGCGTGTTTGTCGATGGTGGTGCTGTTGCATCTATATCTGTAACTAATGGTGGAGCAGGAGCAGATACTACAACTGTATTTACTATTGCTAATAGTAGTCTTGGTGGCACTGGTTCAGGGTTTGAAATTACTGTACAGCGTTGCCAAGAATGTTACTATGCTGTGCCTCAATTTATTATTTCTTCTGTTGCTCCTGGAAATGATAATGAGTATCACTATTTTGATGCTTGCCAATTTGAACAAGACACCTCAGCAACTTCATATGATGATGCAAGAACG